GACAGCGGCACGGCCACGGCTGGCGACAGAGGCACGGCCACGGCTGGCGACAGCGGCACGGCGAAAACGGGAGATATCGGAATCATCGTCTGTCGATGGTACGACGATGCGAAAGAGCGCTATCGCCTGACCGTTGGATACGTCGGCGAGGATGGGATCGAGCCGAATACGTTCTACCGCTGCGACGAACGCGGAAAGCTGGTGAAAGCATGAGAACGCACACACGCAAGCCAGCGCCGACGCGCAGGCGGGAGGGGCGCTGATGGAGACCCAAGACGTTCAGCTTGTGAAGTACGACAGTCGCGAAGAGTGGCTGGCCGCCCGCACGGCATCGATCGGTGCCAGCGAGTCGGCCGCACTGTTCGGCCTTGCGCCAGAAGGCCGTGAATCAGAGTTCAGCCTATGGGCAAAAAAGGCCGGCATGGTTGAGCCAGAGCAGATCGACGAGGAATGGCTGTTCTGGGGCGCGGCACTCGAGCAGCCGATTGCCGACCGTTACGCCAAGCGAACTGGCCACAAACTCTGGACGCCACCCAATGCGTTCTGCGTGGCAGTCCACCCGCGCCTGCCGTTCCTGACCGCAACCATCGACCGATGGATCATCGAGGCAGCCGGGCGCACCGAGCGCGGAGACCTGGAGATCAAGAACGTCGGAGCCTTCAACGCTGATTGGCGGGAGGATGGCGCCGCCGCCCTGCCGCTCTACGTACAGGCGCAGGTGCAGCATCAGCTCGCCGTGACGGGGTTCGGGTGGGCCGTGGTCGCGGCACTCGTCGGCGGCAACAAGCTGGAGACCTTCGAGATCGAGCGGAACCCGGAATTCATCGCCGAGCTCGAAGCGAAGGCCGAGGAGTTCTGGGGCAAGGTGCAGCGCAAGGAAGCGCCGCCAGCCGACGGGAAGACCGCTACCACCAAGGCTCTCAAACGTCTCCACCCGGATGACAATGGCGAGACGATGGAACTCGACGCCGCTGCGGTAGAGCTGGCCGCAGAGCTCGAAGCAGCCAAGGCATGGAAGAAGGCTGGTGAAGACGCGGCCGAGGAAGCTGGCAACAAGCTGCGCGCCATCCTCGGAGCCAACACGTACGGCGCCCTGCCGGACGGCCGGGTCGTTTCGCTCAAGACGACAGAAACCAAGGGCTACACCTGCGTGGTCGAGCCCAAGAAATATCGAACACTCAAGATCCTCAAGGCGAAGGCCGCAACGAAAGGAAAGAAATCATGACCGACAAGACCCAGGAGATGGTGCGAGTTCCCCAGGCCGGCGAGCTGGCGCGTGAAGAGTTCGGCGCGAACTCCATTGAGAAGCGCGGAGAACTTGCCGACCGCGCCCTGGCCAAGCAGGCAGAAGCGCAGGTGCAGGCCCGCTATCTCATGGCGATGAAAAACCCGCGGGACATGATGGAGGCTCGTGAGCGGTTGTTGCGTGACTGCTCTCGCCCGGTGTTCGCGCGCAAGGCGATCTACAAGAAGCCCGTCGGCAAGGGCGTCGAGGGTCCGTCAATCCGGCTGGCCGAGGCCGCTGCTCGCGCCATGACCAACATCATCACCGACGTCATGGCGGTGTACGATGACACGCAGAAGCGGATCATTCGCGTGATGGCCAGTGACCTGGAGGCCAACATCACGTTCACCAAGGACGTGACGGTCCACAAGGCGGTCGAGCGGTCGAACGCCACCGGCCGCAAGGTCATCAGCTCGCGGACCAATTCCAACGGACAGTTGACCTACTTGGTCGAGGCCACGGACGACGAGATCGCCGACCGCGAGAACGCGCTGGCGTCGAAGGCGATCCGCGGCTGCCTGCTGCGGCTCACCCCTGGCGACATCCTCGAAGAGGCGATCCAGCGCTGCTACGAGACCATGCTCAAGAAGGACGCCGAGGACCCGGACGGCGCGCGCAAGGAAATGTGCGACGCATTCGCCGACATCGGGGTGACGGTCGAGCAGATCGCCAGCTACCTCGGCCACCCGCTCGATCAAACGGTGGAGCCAAAGGAGATGAAGGACCTGCGTGGCATCTACAACGCCATCAAGGACGGAGAGGCCACGTGGTCGGAAGCCCTCGCGGCGCGCGCTCCATCCCAACAGAAGCCAGGGGAGGGAAAGACCCCGGCCCCAGACACTAAGCCAGCGACACTCGCCGATGCTGCTGCCAAGTCGAAGGCGTCACGCGAGAAAGCCCCGGAGGCCGCACCCGAGAAGCAGCCCGTGGTCAAGCTTGAAGGCACGGACGGCAAGCAGATGGAACTCGGGAGAACACCGGGAGAGGAGGGCTGACCACCATGACCAAGCTCATCGAGTTCCGCGCCGAGAACACCCGTGTCTTGAAAGCCGTCCGCATCACCCCCGACGGCAACATGGTCATTCTCGGCGGAAGAAACGGTTCTGGAAAAACGACTGTGCTCGACGACATCGAGCTGCTGTTCGCCGGCGCCGGTAGCGACAAGATGCCGGCCGTGCCCATCCGCACCGGCCAGACCTCGGGCCGCACCTCGGGCAAGCTCTCCAACGGCATCACGCTGGAGCGCGAGTGGTCCGCGACGGGCACGCGCCTCATCGCCCGCGATGCCGACGGCAAGAAGTTGCCGGGCGGCCCCCAGGCCGTCGCCGACAAGTTCTATTCGTCAGTGGCGTTCGACCCGCTCGAATTCGCCGACAAGATGGAGCCCAGGAGACAGGCCGAGGTGCTACGCAAGCTCGTGGGCCTCGACTTTGCCGAGCTGGATGCCAAGCGCGCCAGCATCTACGCCGAGCGCGAGGACGGCGGGCGCGACTTGAACCGGCGCAAGGGACAGCTCGCGACCATGCCAGAAGTTCCGGGCGCACCCGACGCCGAGGTGAGTGTCGCCGAGCTCGTACAAGAGAAGGACGCGGCCGAGGCGCACAACCGCAACAACCAGAGGGTGCGTGGCGCCTACGTTGCCGCCCAGGAAGCCGAGCAACGCGCCAGCATCGCGGTATCGAAGGCCAAGGCCGCCCTGGAAGAGTCGGAGAGGCAGCACGCCGAAGCGCGCGCCAAGACGCTCACCGCTGCCAACGCGATGGAGGCACTGAAGGACAAGGAGACCACCCCGCTTATCGAGCGCATCAAGGGGGCCGAGGACATCAACCGGACTGTGCGGGCTCGCAAGGAACGGGAGAAGGTGGCGACCGATGTCGACCGCATGGAGTCCGAGCGCCGCGCCCTCACGGCCAAGCTCGAAGCCATCGACGCCGAGAAGGCCAAGGCGCTGGCCGAGGCGAAGTGGCCAGTCGATGGACTCGGGTTCAGCGGCGACGGCGTGACCTACCAGGGCCTGCCGTTCGCCCAGGCGAGCAAGGCGCAGCGGTACGGGGTCAGCGTGGCGATCGGCGCCATGCTCAACCCGGAGTTGCCCGTGATGCTCATTCGGGACGCCAGCGCGCTCGACGAGGACGCCATGGCGTTGCTTGCCAAGCTGGCCGAGGAGAAGGGCCAGCAGCTCTGGATTGAGAGGGTCGGCAAGAATGACGTGGGCGCCATCATCCTGGAGGACGGCGAGGTTGCTGGCGTGGTGACGGAGCCGGGCAAGGTGGGGCCCATCGAGACCGCGGGGAAGTAGGGCCATGCCCATCCCCAACACCATCGTCCAGATGCCGCCGCTGCATCCGCTGCTGGCGGCGCTTGTCGCGAAGGCGGCCACATGACCGCCATCTGCCCCACGTGCCGCTGCCTGCCCGTTCTGGAGCACGACCACCGAGGCTTTCGCTACGGCTGCGCAAACAGGAACCGACACCACATCCGCTCTGGCTTCGCCGGCCACGGCTGCGAGAACTGGACGGTGTACTATGCGACGACCGAACGAGTCGCCCGCAAGTCGTGGAACCGGGCCGTGGCGACCGAGCCTGGCAAGTGCGTTTGCGGGTTGCGTCTGCCGTGCAACGACTGCCTCGTGGGCAGAAGTGCGACGTCCCGTGACGCCGGGAAAAGTCAATGGTGGGCGCAACGGAAGGACCACCATCCCTACTCCAACGAGGACTCGCGGCCATGAGCAAGCGCGCGCAGTCCTGGGAGCTTGGCGGGGAGCGCCCTTCGGTGATCAACCCGCGCGCCAATGTCAGGGCCAAGCGGCGGGCGCGGCCGTTCGCGCGGTGGACGGCGCTACACCAGACCATGGTTGCCTACGATGGGCAGCCGGTGTTTGTCATCTCGCCGGAGGAAATGCGCGAGCTAGTCGTGCGCGCCCTCAACGCGGCCAAGGTGACGCTGCCCAGGCCGCGGGCCGGTAGGGCAAGTAGGTGACCATGTGGAATTTCGCCATCGCGTTCTCGTCGGGCCATCCCTGGCTGTTCACCTTTTCGCTGCTCGTATCACTGTGGGCAGCGGTGCAGCCGTTTCACTATTTCTTCCTGTGCTGGAATCGCTGGCTGCGCTCGCGAAACATCAAAGCGCATGGCTGGCCAACACCACCGATTGACGGCGACGGCGACGTTGTCCAGAGGGAAAAGGAAGCATGACCCGCGTCGCCCTGGCCATCATCGGCGCCGCTCTCTGCCTGACCGCTGAATGCGGGCCGGCGCGCGCCACGACCACCGAGGACGCCATCGCCATTGCCTGCGGCCCTGGCCACGTCCACCTCGCCCCGATGGTCGACGCGGCGGCACGGCGGTACATGCTCGACCGGGTGACGTTGGTGGCCCTGATGTACGTCGAAAGCCGCTGCCAGACGCACGCCGTGAGCCGTAGAGGCGCGATCGGGCTCCTCCAGGTACTCCCGCGCTCCCCGGCCGCCAATCGTCGCACCAGCGCGCAGCTACGCGACCCAGCGGAGAACATCCCCACGGGCGCTCGCTGGCTTTCCCTGATGACCGTGTGGTGCGGCGGCCTGCCGGCCGGGCTGGGAGCCTATAATTCGGGGAGCTGCACCAAGAGCCGGCGCTTCGCCCGCCACGTGCTCTCGGTCGCGAACCGGATATGGCGCGAGCTGGCCAGGCGCCGCGAGGTGCGAAGTTGAAGGGAGACCACGATGCGATACGCAGAAGGAACGACCGTCACCGAGGAAAAATCCCGGTACGAAATCGAGCAGACGATCCGCCGGTACGTCGGGCGAGACGCTTTCTTTTCCTACGGGCAGGCGTCCGGGAAGGCGGCAATCCAGTTCGCGGCCCACGGCCGACAGATCAAGTTCGAGCTCCCGCTGCCGTTGCGCGAAGAGGCCGAGAAGGGAGCCAAGCGCAAGGGTTCGTACCGCGACGCCACCGATCGGCAGATTGAAGAGTGGCTCAACCAGGAACACCGGCGCCGCTGGCGCTGCATGCTGCTCATCATCAAGGCCAAGTTCGAGGCGGTGCAGATGAAGCTAGAGCTGGCCGAAACCGAGGACGCGAAGGCGCAGGTGTTCGAGCAGGAGTTTCTCGCCTGCATCGTCGGAGACGGCGGGCAGACGCTCTACCAGGCGATTCGTGAAGCGAAGATCGGCGGGCAGAGACTACTGCCGCCGGTCGAACGTCCTGGCGTCGTCGACATCGCGGACGCGCGCAAGTGACTCTCCCCGCCACCCCCGTTGAAACCCCGGGCCTCAGCAACCCGTGACGAGCGGTGGCGGGACTTTCCTCGAAATGGATACTTGACAAGCGGACCCGAAAAGCCGATTCTCTTTCTCGCTTAGGATCACCATGCATCCTCGACACACGAGATCGACCGCGTACCCCACCCCGGTGGTCCTAAGCAGCTATTGGGTGCAGGAGTGCGCGGCCGTTCTGGGGGGTCGAGGCTAGTGCGCTGGGAAGACGAGCCATGGGTGAAGCTCTACACCCGAGACACCCTCGACTGGGACGCGCTTGGGTGGGAGGCGCAGGCGGTTTGGTTTTTCGTCTTCAAGAAGCTCGACACGGCCGGGATCCTCGACCTTGGCAGGAAGGGAACCAAGGGGTTCGCCGCTGCCCTTGGGATGCCGTTCGATCTGTTCGGACGGGCACTCGCAACCCTGCTTGAGGATGGCTGCCTAGTGCTCCGTGGGAACGTGCTGGTGATGCCAAACTATGTCGAGGCGCAGCAGGCGAGAAAGTCTGACAGACAGCGGCAGCGGGATTCGCGTTCAAGGGCAAGGGACGCGGCATTGTCACAGAAAGTGACAGAAGATGGCGGGCACGTCACGCCAACGCAGTTGCCGTCACGGGAACGCGATGGCCGTCACGTGAGCACTGCGACAGTGCCAGAAGAGAAGAGAGGAGAAGAGATCTCTCGTGATCTTTCCTTTTCACTCTCAGCTCCGGATCCGGATCAGAGCAACCAGCGTGCCAAGACCGGGCACGACTGGCTGTGTTACTTCAACGCGCGATTCTTCCAGGTGCGCGGGAAGCAGCGCGGGTGCGCCTCGGACGCCAAAGCGTCTGCCGTCCTTGGCGACGCCCTAGCCGCGCAGCCAGAAGCCGCCATCGAGTTCACCCTGGACGGGGATGGCGATCCCATCGCAGTTCAGGTCGCCGGCGCCGAGCAAGCCCTCGGGGAGGCCAAGGTCGCGGTCACGGAGGCCGAGCGCGGCGCCGAGCTGGCCAAGACCCGCCTGGAGCACACCGATGCCAAGGCGGCCGTCGAGCGCGGCGAGGCCGAGGCCGAGCGGCTGGACGCCATCGTCAACCGGCTGACCAAGGACGCGCCGGCAGAGCTGGCCAAGCGGTCCAACCTCATCCCGGGCCTGGAGCTCACCCCGACCACCATCACCCTGGACGGCACGCCACTTGACAGCCGGAGCGGCAAAGAGCAGATGTTCTTCGCGGTGGAGCTGGCCAAGCGCATGAACGCCCGCTCTCGGATCTTGATCGTGGACGACCTCCAGGATCTCGACCCGGACCAGCAGCCCGAGTTCATCAAGATGGCCCGCGAAGGCGGCTGGCAGCTCATCGGCTCTCTCGTCGCCCGCGGCGACCTGGCGGTCATCGGCCTCAAGGACGAGGCAGAGTAGATCCCCGGCCGAGCCGCACGGCCATTGACCGTCGCCGTTTTGAACACGCCGGCGCCGGATGCGGCACCTTCCAAGGTGAACCATGAAAGCCATTACCTTCCACCACCCATTCCCCTGGGCCATCGTGAACGGCAAGCCGGTCGAGAACCGGGGCTGGGAGCCTCCCGACAACCAGCTCCGCCCTGGCGACTGGCTTGCCTTCCACGGCGGCAAGTTCCCGACCGGGATAGCTCTGGCCGAGGCCGCGACGGACTACCAGTGGATCATCGACCGCGGGCTGCTCAAGCCGGCCGGCGGTCTGCTGAGCCAGTTGATCTCGCCCTACGCTAGCGCCATCTTTGCCGTGGTCCACTACACCGGCGTGGTCACGAAGCACGACAGCCGGTGGTTCTTCGGACCCTTCGGGTGGTGCTGGGACAAGATCATCATCCTGCCCACGCCGGTGCCGTGCCGAGGAGCACAGAAGCTGTGGGATGTCCCGGCCGATGTGCTCGACAAGATGCGAGCGCAGTTCAGGAAGTCCGATGGCCGGTGAAGACCCCGCTCGCCTCGCCTTCGTGCGCACCCTCCCGTGCTGCGCTCCAGGCGCCCCCACTGGCTGCCTCGGCACGGTAGCTCCTCACCATCACACCCAGTACCGTGGCATGGGCCAGCGGTCGATGGACGACCAGACCATGCCGCTCTGCTGGGGTCACCACCGGGCCTTCCACGACGGCCGAGGGCCATTCCTGGGCTGGGGCCAGGGCCACCGCCGGGCCTGGCAGGACGAGCAGGTGGCCGCCTGCCAGGTGGCCTGGGACCGGAGTCAGGCCGGGCTCGAGTACGAGCCGCCCATCCCTTTCTAGTTTACTTCCTTGGACCAAGAGAATATGGTGTCAGGCGCTGAGATGAACATCCTAACAGCTCCACGTTTGAAGGCGGCCACCCTCCCCGGTGGATGCTCGTCTCAGCAACTTGCCGAAGTTGGGTTGCAGGGTGGCCGCCTTGAGGAGTGGATCACATGAAACTTGGTGAAGTTGGGCACGACCTACGAGGCTTCGAACTGATTGAATTCAGGGACAGATATGACGTCCCATGTTCTTTGCAAATGTCGTCTCTTGCGGACTACGAACAGCCTGGCATCAGCGCGGTATGGTTAGGGCCAGACGACGCGGCCCCGAAAGTATTGGCGTCGAAGGCTGCAAGGCTTGGGGTTGAGACGACGGAAACAACCGGATGGGTTCCGTACCCGGTTCCCAGAGAAGTCCTTCTCACAACACGAGCGCACCTGGGAAGGGGACAAGTGCAGGCGTTGATCGATCACCTACAAGCGTGGCTCAAAACTGGGTCATTTGAGATTGTGGAGAACGTGGCGAAGGCGTAGGTGGCTCATGGACTACTCCAAGTTGCTCAAGGATATACGCTGGCAAAAGAAGCGCCTAGAAACCCTTAAGGATGCCGGGTGGAAATGCGAGTTGCTGGGAGAAACCGGAGATGGCGTTTCATTGAACGTGCATCACCGACGATACGTAGACGGGGCGATGCCTTGGCAGTACGAACGCGCCGATCTGCTTGTGTTGTGCGACGAATGCCATGCGGATTGGCATGAATGGAAAAGGAATCGCAGTACACCATGGTGGATCTCTAGTTGGCGCGAGAAGATGTACGACTCTCTCATGGACTACAAGATCCCATACACGGACGGTAGCTGGGAATGGCAAGATGGACTGGACGAAGGAGACCGGCGTGTATGCTTTCGTCTTGAAAGAAAGTTTGATCGTTTCAAGAAGTTCGCTTCCGGCGAGGTCAACCTGTCGTGAGCTGGGTCAAGCTCGATGACCGCTACTTTAGCAACGGCAAGATCCGGCGTTGCACACCAGGAGCACGTCTGCTCCACGTCGCTAGTATGTGCCACTGTGCGGCAGCCTTGAACGATGGCGAGTTCCCGGCCACCGACCTCCCTATGATTCAAGCCGCCGCGGGCATTCCCGATCCAGAGGCCGTCAATGAGCTCACCAACGGCGGGCTTTGGGATGCGCTTAGGTCAGGATCATGTAACGCTGTTACGGGATACAGGGTTCACGACTTCTTGGAGTACAACCCACCCGCCGCTCGCGTCCTGGCTGCTCGTAAGGCAACTGCAGAACGTGTTGCTAAGTGGCGAGAGTCACAAGGTAACGCTGTTACTAACGGCGTTACAAACGGCGTTAGTAACGGTGCCTGTAACACTGCTCCCCCGTCCCCCGTCCCCCGTCCCCTTCCCGAGCCCGTCCCCGCACCAAGAAAACGATCACCCGCTGCGCGGGTGGAGTCCGCGGCCTTCACCGAGTTTTGGATGGCCTACCCGCGCAAGGTGGCCAAGGGCGCAGCGGTCAAGGCGTGGCCAGGGGACGAACACCTTCCCGCCATCCTCGCCGCCTTGGCCTGGCAAGCCAAGAACTGGACCGATCCGAAGTTCATTCCACACCCGGCGACCTACCTGAACCAGAGGCGATGGGAAGACGAGCGGCAGACCAAACTAGGTGGCGCCGCCAACTACGGGAGGCTGTGACCATGGACATCGAGCTGATCCCTCCGCATTTCCCAGAAGCCGAGCGCGCCGTCATTGGGTCCGCGCTGCTCTATGCTGACCGTGCCCTGGCGAACACCGCCGGGCTCAGGCACGACGAGTTCATGCTCACGAACCACCGGGACGCCTGGGAGGCGATACGGGCGGCAGAGCGCAAGCCGGGCGGCATCGTTGACGTGATCTCGGTGGGCGCCGAGGTGAAGGCGCTCGGGACAGAGCCACGCTTCGAACGTGGCTGGGGACCGTGGGCGGTAGACACAGCAAAGGCGGCCTGCCTCCCCGAGCAGGTGTCTCATTTTGCCGGCATGGTGCGCGAGGCGGCGGCAGCCAGGAAGCTGATCGCGCTGTGCGCGGAGTTGCAGGCCAGAGCCTACACCGGGACCCCGTGGCCAGAGCTGCTAGACCAGGCGCGCGCTGGCATCGGGGAGCTTGAGACGGCCGGTGCGGACAGCCTCACCCGCCACATTTACGAGCCCATGAAGGAGTTCGTCTACGAGCTGGACCAGCAACAACAGGGGATCAAGCCCGAGATCATCAGCACATCGATCGCCACGCTCGACGACGTTCTCGATGGGTTCGAGGGTGGGCAGCTTATTGTCGTGGCGGCCCGGCCCGGCAAAGGCAAGACCGCCCTCGCCTGCAATATGGCGGCGGCAAACGCTCTCCGGTGTGTGCCGTGCCTGATCTTCTCGCTCGAAATGCGAATGCGCAAGCTGGCCCGCCGGATGCTCATCTGGGCTACGAAGGTCACGGGGCGCGACATGGCCGGCGCAGACTTGGCTACCTGGAAGAAAATTCAGGCGGCGGCAGGCGACTTCGAGAATTCAACGCTCTGGCTGAATGACCGCACCATGCGGCTCGGGCAGATCGTCGCCGAAGCTTGCCGATGGCACGCGCGGCACGTTCGCGGCAAGAGCAAGCGCGCGATCGTTTTCGTGGACTACGCGCAGCTCATCCGCGGCGCAGGCGTCAAGGGCGGGCACCGCGAGCAGGAGGTTGCCGCCATCTCGGGGGCCATGAAGGGGCTTGCCATGCACCTTGACGTCCCCGTGGTCCTACTCGCGCAGCTCAACCGAGAGTGCGAGAAGCGCGGCGGCGCTCCGCTGCTGTCCGACCTGCGCGAGTCGGGCGCCATCGAGCAGGATGCCGACATCGTGCTTTTCCCACACCGCGAGATCCCCGCCGAAGACCAGGCCATGCGCAACGAGGCCGGGCCGGCTGAGATCATCGTAGCCAAGAACCGAGACGGCCGGATTGGCAGTGCGGCGGTGAAGTGGATCCCGGAGCTGATGACTTTCCATGCGGCGACAGATCCGAACGTGGCAGAGCCGCGAGATTGGAGCGACCGATGACTGACGAAGCGAAGCTAGCCCGCATTTCCGAGATCATGATCGCGTGGGTGAATCGAGGAGACGAAGACGAGTCATCCGCCGACGTGTACCTGGAAAACATCATGGAAGCGCTGGACGGGCGGACCATCAACGGTCTGCCGCTCTCTCCGGGAGGAGACGCATGACCAGCACGCCGATTGAAGACCGCGCCGACTGGTCCCGTCACCGCACCGCCGTCATCGCCGCCCGGTCGGCCGGCCTCTGCTGGTGGTGCGCGCAGCTCGTCGGATTCGCGAAGACCGCCGTGCCGACGACGACGCCCGAGCTGTGCCCGCGGTGCCGAGCCACGCACCCGAGCCAGCCCGTCACCGCGGAGGTTTCGTCATGCCGCTAGCCCCCTCCCCCTGTTCCGACTGCGGCCTCGCGCCCGGCCCGCTTGGGAGCGGCGCGGTCTGGTACTGGGAGTGCGGGACGCCGCAGTGTCCAAGCCACTTCGCCTTCACGCTGGGCCGCACGCTCGAAGAGGCGACCGAGCGCTGGAATTTGGAGCAGTCCCGGCGCGCGGCTGAGCTGGCGGCGGCGGAAGGGAAATCATGAGCGACTACGCAAAATTCGTATCCACCAAAATCAAAGCCCCAGACGTCTTCGGGCATGAGCCTTCCGCCATTCACCCGATGCTGTTTGACTTCCAGGAGGCGATCACGAAGTGGGCGATTCGTCGTGGCCGCGCGGCCATGTTCGCCGACTGCGGGCTCGGGAAGACGCTCTGCCAGCTTGAATGGGCGCGGCAGTCTGGCGAGCGAATCCTGATACTCGCGCCGCTCGCGGTGGCAGAACAGACCATCGCCGAGGGCAAGCGCATCGGGCTAGACGTGCGCAAGGTTGACCGACCGGACAGCGGGCCGGGAATCCAGATCACCAACTACGAGAAGCTACACCACTTCATCGGCGCGCCCTACGATGGGATCGTCCTTGACGAGTCGGGGATCCTGAAGAGCCTAGACGGCAAGACGCGCACGATGCTGCTGCGCGAGTTTACGGCCATTCCACGTCGACTGTGTTGCACGGCAACCCCGGCGCCGAACGACCTATCAGAGCTTGCCAACCACGCCGAGTTCTTGGGGGTGATGTCACGGGTCGAGATGCTTGCGACGTTCTTCGTTCACGACTCCGACCGCAGCGGCTCCGATGGGTGGAGGCTCAAGGGACATGCCCAGGATGCATTCTGGCGATGGGTCGCCAAGTGGGCAACCTACGTGCGGATGCCATCGGATCTCGGGTTCGATGACGGCGACTTCCAACTCCCCGCGCTCACCATCGACCAAGAACTTGTGCGGGTCGATTGGAAGCCAGAAGGGATGCTGTTCTCGGCCGGGCTTGGTGGCATCTCTGATCGTCGAGACGCCCGACGGAACACGCTAGATGCACGGGTAGAGCGGGCGGCCGAGATCATCAAGGCAAGCGGAGAGCCATGGCTCGTGTGGTGCGGCCTAAATGCCGAGGGCGATGGGCTGGAAGATGCACTCGGAGAATCCTGCGAACAGATCGCCGGGTGTGATGCCGACGAAGCGAAGATCGAAAAGGAGCGTCGGTGGCGAACGGGCGGGGCCAAGACGCTCATCACCAAGTCGTCGATCTTCGGGTGGGGTATGAACTGGCAGCACTGCCACAACATGCTGTTTCTAGGCATCGGAGACAGCTACGAGCAATACTACCAGTCGATCCGGCGTTGCTGGCGGTTCGGTCAGAAGCACCCAGTCCGCGCTGTCATCGTGGTGAGCGACGCCGAGCAGACCGTGGCCGAGAACGTACGCCGCAAGGAAGTGGATGCCGCTGCACTCGCAGAGGGCATCATCGTCCACGCCAAGGATGCGATGCGGGCCGAGGTGCGTGGCGCCGAGAATCAGCCGGAAACCTACAACCCAACCGTCAAGATGAAGCTGCCCCCGTGGGCGAAAGGAATGAAGGAATGCGCAGCGTGAAGGTTTTGGACCAGCGAATCGAGGCCGATTGGGCGCTCTACCATGGCGATACAATGGAGATCATCAAGGGCATGGAGGACGGCAGCGTAGACCTGTCGGTGTTCTCACCCCCATTCGCATCGCTCTACACGTATTCTGCGAGCGAGCGCGACCTCGGCAACTCGAAGGACTATGAGCAGTTCTTCGCCGGGTTCGCTTTTCTCATTCGCGACCTTCTGCGGGTAACGAAGCCGGGCAGGATTGCGGCGGTCCACTGCCAGGACTTGAGCACCACGAAGTCAACTCACGGCGTGATCGGGTTGCGCGACTTTCCCGGAGACATCATCCGCGCGTTCTCGAAAGAGGGATGGATCTACGATGGGCGTGTGACCATCGACAAAGACCCACAGGCCCAGGCCATCCGCACCAAGAGCAAGGCGCTGCTGTTCGTCCAACTTGAAAAGGACAGCACGTGGAGTCGCCCAGCGATGGCGGACTATATCGTGAGATTCCGCGCTCCCGGAGAAAACCAAGCGCGGGTCAAGCCAGACCTCACCCGCGATGAGTGGATTCTGTGGGCGCGCCCTATCTGGCAGGACATCGACGAGTCGGACACACTCAACACCGCCCTCGCCCGCGAGGAGAAGGACGAGCGCCACATCTGCCCGCTGCAACTTGGGACCATCGAGCGCTGCGTGCGGTTGTGGTCGAATCCGGGAGAGGTTCTGTTCTCGCCATTCGCCGGCATCGGGAGCGAGGGAGTGGTGGCACTCCGGCAAGGCCGCAAGTTCATCGGCTGCGAGTTGAAGGAGAGCTACTACACGACGGCGCTGCGCAACCTCGCGAACGCCACTAGGCAGACCAGCATCTTCGACCGCATCGCCGGCACAGAGCAGACTTGACAAGCCAGCCAAGATGGCGGGGAAAAAGGAACTTGACACCCAGGGAACGATTCATCACGGCACACCCTGAACTGCAAGCGCGCTCGAACATGGAACAAATAGCCAAGCTCCTCGCCGGGCCGCCACGCGGGTAGACATCCCCGCGTGAAGGGCGCAAGATACAGGAGTCGCGAGTCCGAAAATGTGAGGAGGTCACCATGAAAGCCCTGATCGCATCCATCGTACCCGAGATACTCGACCTGCTGACCCCGGTCCTCCTCGCCGTTTTCGGGTGGCTGAGCTGGCGCGCTGCCGGCTGGATCAACGCCTACACGAAGAACGCCAAGCTCAAGGGCATCCTTCTGCGCCTGGACGACGCCGTGTTTACCGCGGTCAGCGCGCTCGAGCAGACCGTCGTGGTCGCCGCGAAGACCGCCGCGAGCGATGGGCAGCTCACGAAGTCGGACGGCGCGGCCGTGAAAGCTGCGGCTCTCGCCGAGATCAAGTCACACCTCGGGCAGAAGGGCATCGCCGAGCTCCAGGCAATCCTCGGCGTGAAGCCGGAGGGCTTGGACTCGTTCCTATCGTCTCGCATCGAAGCCTCGGTTTTGCAGTTGCCCGTGCGAACGCAGGTGGCGGGCACGGGCGCCGTATCGGTCCAGGTTTCATCCACCGAGGCCGAGACGCCAGTGCTACCCCTGGTCCCCAAGGACCTGGGCACCGCCAGCATCACGATCACCAAGGGCTAGCCCGTGAAGCCCGCGCACACCATCGTCACGATTCTCATCGTAAGCGTGGTCGGCCTGTTGGCCTGCCTCGCCTTCCTTTTTCTAAGCCCTTGACGTTCTTGCCGTCCCGTGCTTCCATGGTCCTTGCGATGCTCAACAATTCTGCGATCCCCAGGTGGACCACGTGCCCCGCCCAACCGTTGGGCATCGCAACTCATGCGGGCGAGCCGAGCGCGTGGCCCTCTTGGCGGTCGGAGGATGTGGCCATGCGAGAAATCCCACTTACCCAAGGCAAGGTGGCGATCGTCGATGATGTGGACTTCGAGTCGCTGAATGAGCGCAAGTGGTTTGCGGCCCGGCGCCCGAACACGTTCTACGCCATGAGGAACGGGAGCCGACAAGGTGGAGGCCGTCGCGGTCCGCCAGAGTTGATGCACAGGGTGATTCTCGCGCGCAAGCTCGGGCGCGTTCTGGACCCCAGAGAGAAGCCGGACCACTGGAACGGCGACGGTCTTGATAATCAGCGCGACAATCTAAGACTAGCGACGCATGCACAGAACTGCCGTAATTGCCGGCGGCACGCGAACAACCTAGTGAGCCAGTATCTGGGCGTGGTCTGGCACAAGTGCACCAAGAAGTGGTGCACGCGAATTATGGTTAACCACAGGCAAGTCTACCTCGGCCTTTACCCCACCGAGATAGCCGCCGCCCAGGCCCGAGAGGTATACATTGTCGCCCATCCCGAGCTGATGGCGCGTCCGAATTTTCCGCACCAACCACTGACACCCAACCCGTGAAAGGAACCATTCCATGAAGCGAATTCTCCTCTCCATCACCGCGCTGGTCTGCGCGTCCGTCCTGCTGTCCTCGCCGAAGGCTCGTGCCGATACTCCCACCTCACCCCAGCTCGGAGGGTGCGTCGCGAACGGAGCGGTTTGCTTCGGGACCGCCGCCGACGTGGTGCTCACCAAGATCGGTCTGTCGGCCGACAACAAGGGCATCTCGGGCGGCTTCAGCACGGGCGTCGGGTACGGCGTCACGGTCGCGCCTGACAAGTTCTACGCGACGGGTCTCGACCTGTTCCTGAACGTCAACCTGAGCGGCTCCGCAGCGGTGGCCAGCCGCGTGTCCCCGGCGCTCATGCTGCACGCGATGAATTATCTGTTCTTCGGCGTCGCCATGGACATCACCGCTCCAACCGACACGGCGACGAGCTACGGCACCGGGTGGTCGCTGCTGCTCGGGTTCGGCTCGACGATCACGAGCATCACGCCTGGGTATGCCAAGGCGGAAGCCTCGCGGCAACTGACGGCCGAGCGGGCGAAGGCGGTGCAATAGTGTGGTTGTATTTCAGTATTCCGGTTCTTTTCATAATCCTCGGCCTCCTGGTGTGGGTGATTTCGGCGAACCCCGTCGTCAAGGAATGCGGCCGTCTGACCGTGCAGGCTGGGCTCATCGGGCTGGTCTTCGCGCTCTCAGGCCATTATTTCCCCAGGATGCGCTGATGGACTTCCCCACCGGCACGGTTGACATCGTTTTCGACGGCCCTCCCGGTCACGAGTCTGGCCGCTTCGTCGAGGTCGAGCGCAACGGGAAGTCGATCAAGATCGGCGAATGGGTTGAGCGCGAAGGCGGCCTGTGGGCGCTGCGCATCCCGGACCCGGAAGCAACCGCCGAGGTCGAGCCCCAGCCGGCCGGGAAGGAAGCGCCATGATCCGCACATCCTGTTTCCTCTACGTGGCCCTCTACGCGCTCACCATGCTCGTAGCGTGCCCCCAACCCCTCCCGCCCACGCCGCCGCCCACGCCCGTGGCGGACGCCGCTCCGCCTGACAACGTGTTCGCCGGCCGCACGTTCGACTGCACCGGGATGGACACGACCAGCGCGCAGCCCTACGCCAACACCTGCGGCGATATGACCAACACCGGCGTTTGCCTGATCAACTACGTCAACACGGGCGTGCCGGTGGCGCTCATGGCTTGCGCGGCGAGGGACGCCGAAACGGCGGCGTTCGTCGAGGTCGCGAAGGGCACGGCCAGCGATACGACCAAAGCACGGGCTTCCAGGCTCCGAGCGTGGTTCTGGGCCGAGGGCATGACCCTGAGGTCAGCGCCATGAGAATGTTCGGCAAGCTGCCCTTCACGCCTGACCACCGTGATCTGAAACTCGCGAAGTACATCGATTCAGGCGTCCTCATCGACGTGGCCATGGCCCCGCTCGGGGCCGACTGGACGGCCATGAGGACGCCAACCGGCGGGCTGCCGACGCCCGACACCGACCCGCTCTACAACGAAAAAGCCGGCTGCTGCGTCTTCTCGGCGCCCGGCCACATGGTCAACCTCGTGGGACAGCAGACCGCCAACAGCGCGCTCGTGGTGACGGCGGGCATGGTGCAGAAAGCATACTCGGCCGCCACCGGCTACAACCCCGTGACCGGAGAGAACGACAACGGCTACTATGTCCGCGAGATGCTGAAGGCGTGGCAGAAGACGGGGTTGTACGGCACCAAGTGTCTCGCGTTCGCCGCGGTGAACTGGCGGGACGAGCAGGAGGTGGCGCTGGCCAACTGGATAGCCGGAGGGACCATCGGCGGCTACAACCTGCCATCGAACATCTGGGACCAAGAGGAGTCGCCGGGGAAGTTCACGTGGACGGTTCCACCTGGTGGCTTCCCATCCGATGCCGGGGGGCACTGCATGTACCAGCACGGGCAGCGCAACTGGAACACCTGGGGTTGTTCGGCCATCGCCTCTCCGGGCTGGACCAACGCGCGCACGGACGAACTCTGGATCGTGTTGCTCGCCGAGTGGAAGATGGCGAGCGGCCGTGCGCCGGATGGGTTCGACTTTGCGCAACTCCTGGCAGACGTGAAGGCGAGGCAAGCGGCGTGATTGACCCCGTTGCCATTCCGCGCGCCGACGACCCAACCTGGCCGGTGCGCACTGCGGCTCTCGCCGAGTTCGTCAGGCAGTCGCCTCGCAGGACCGACGCCATCGTGTCATGGTGCCAGAGTAACGGCGCTGGCGGAACGATGGCGCGGAACCTGCTCGCCTCGCTATCGCTGCGAGGGGTGGTGCGGTTTCGCGACGACGTGCGGGCGTGGGTGGGCGCATGAGCACCGATTACCCAGCCCTCTTTTTCGCCGTGGTGGTGGGCTGCTACCTGTCGGTCAAGCTGCGGCAGTTGCTCGGGACGAGGTGGCCGTGATGGCGGGTGCAGGCAGAGAAGCGTCGCCGGTCGGCAAATCCGTCATCTCGCTGCGAAAGCACATCCGCGAGTGGCACAAGCTATCAGCATCGGGAGTCCCGGCTGAGTCCACGTGGGGACTGGTGGAGGCCACAATCGAAACCCTCATCTTCGAGGTCATGGCGGAAACCTTGGAACAGAAGTGCGGAGCCGAAACCGTGCCAGAGAAAGCGCGCTACCGGAGCGAGGTCATTGCGAGAACGCGCGACCGCGACGCCGTGCCGGTTTGGCGGAGAGGCTAACCGTAATGGACGAACGTGGAAACATCCGAGAACTTGCCCAGGACGAAGCGTTACGGCCAGGCGAAATCGAACTACACGGCGACGTCAAGAACTACGAGAGCCTGAGCCGAGCGGCACGGCGGGACTACTACCGCGCGATTCGGCAGGGGCTCAGCGTTGACGCTGCCATGGCGTGCGCGCAAGCAACCGACAGAGGCAGACTGCGGTGAACATCGCCGGCAAGCCCGTCACCCGTGGCCCGTTGGTCGACCGCCCAAGGCAGCGCCCCGCCGACCTCATCGACGCCAGGCCCATCGACGAGCCCTGGGCGCCGACGCCAGCGTACCGGATGCCCGCCGCCGACGTGGCCGGCCACATGCGGCTTTGCCAGCGAGGCCACCTCGCCGCGCCGGGCAAGCCTTGTCGGTGGTGCGTACGGACGAAGCCGCGCGCCGGCGGATGGGACGTCGTGTGTGAGGGGAGACGGTGATGTTTCACGGCACAGCATGCGCGAACCGGTGGTGCCTCTTTGTGGCCGTGGGTGCCGAGCGTATCTGTGGCCGATGCATCCGGCGGGCTCGCTACTACCGCCTGCGCTGGTATTCTCGTCTTGCCTTTTATGGGCTGCCGCCAGATTTGAGGGCGCACTGATGCCACTCGCCCAGGGAAAGCGCATCGTGTTGATTACGCCCGCCGAGTTCGCGCTGCTCAAGGTGTGGACCAGGCCGGCGGATCTGCCGAAGGTGAAGGCGCGGCGTGGCTGAGTGGCGCTTCTGGGTGCCCGGCCCATTGCTTTTGCGGTAGAATGTGACATGCCAGCGACGGGGCAGAATCGGATCGATGCTCGCAACCGGTGGTTAGCCAGAAGGCGCGGCGAGATCGTCCCACTGCGGGTTAGGCCATGGACCACGCACGATGAGGCATTGTTGCGTTCCGCCTACGTTGCCAATGCCGGATCAAAGCGAGGCTGGCTCAACCGTCTGTCCCTGGAGTTAGGAAGGGCCAAGGCGAACGTGTGCCGAAAGGCGCGGGAACTTGGGATAGAGCGGGAGCGGAACAGGACCCGCGGCCGACGCCTGAAGCAATTGCATCTTCCGGGGGCTGGCTGGCAGTTTGGTGGCCACGGACACCCGCGCGGGATGCTGGGTAAGCACCACACGCCCGACGTTTGTGCGAGGATGGGCGCAGCGAGGCGTGGCAAGAAGATGCCACCACGTACGGAGGAAACACGCATGCGGCTATCGTTGGCGCAGGTTCGCAGGCTCCGAGGGGTTCCTGAGTCACTGAACCCGGGGAAGCGTGGCATCGGAGGCAGGCGCGCCGACCTCGGGAATCGATACTTCCGTAGTAGCTACGAGGCGAACTATGCCCGCTATCTCAACTGGGCGAAGATCCCATGGGAGTACGAAACGAAGACGTTTCGATTCGAAGGGATCACGCGGGGGACCATGTCTTACACACCTGACTTCTTCCTCCCAGCCAAGAACGTCTACCACGAGGTCAAGGGTTGGATGGACGCCAAGAGCCGGGTGAAGTTGGCCAGGATGGCGAGGTACTTCCCCGATGTGAAGGTGGTGGTGATCGGGGCGGACTGGTTCAAGGCAGCCGAGCGGCAGGGCATGTGCTCGCTGATACCTGGCTGGGAATGTCGCCACACTCGGGCAAGGGTCACAGTCGTGCCGGTCGAGGCGCTGGCCGCGGTCGGCCCCAGGGCGGTCGGGTAGGCCCCTGCGCGGCCCGTGGGCGCGTTCGCGGGCGGCGGGCGCACCAACAGGCGGGGCGGGTGTGGCGCGCGGTGGAGGCGCGAATAGCCACCTTGACCGCGCCCTGTGCAAGGTGCATACTTTGCGCATGGTACTCAAAGAGAGCCAAGACGTGCCGCCTCCCGAAGATGTGCGCGGAGTAGCGATCCGAACGGTGGACGATCAGCCCGCGCTGGTCTTCACCTGTCACGACGGCCAACGGGTTGTCGTGCCGGTAGCGCTGCGTCCGGTGCCATCCGAGGCGAGGCGCGCGGCATGACTGCCGCCGAGGCGGCTGGAAACCGCGCCACGGTAGCGCTCATAGCGCGAGGTGCCCACGTGCGGGCCGAGGCCGTGGTGCGCGCGCTGACCGGGCTGGAGGTGCTGCCGCGCACCTATGCGGCCGTCCAGGTCGAGGCCGAGTTGGCTGGCGTCACCGGGATGCCACCGCTCGCGCCGCGGGCACCCCGTGTGCCTCCGGTCGAGCTGCGCGTGGCCAGATTGGTGGAGAGCATCGAGGCCGAACGAGCTGAGAACGTGCGCCTCACCTCCGAGCGCGACTTCGCCCGCGGCGAGGTGGCCACCCTGCGCGGGATTGTCGCGGAGCTGCGGGCAGAGCTGCGGGCAGAGCTGGGGGCCGCTGCAGCGCTGGCGCCGAAGCCGGCCGCGCCCACCGTGGAAATGCGGGAATTACCGCAGAAACGGCTACCTGCAGCGGCGGCGCGCGAGCCCCGCTTAGCCGCCGTCCCACCCTCCCGGCCGGTGGTGACCCTCGACCTGTCGGCTGTCCCGCCGGATGCGCTCGTCGAGACTGGGTAACGGCATTGTCCTTGCTGCGCCTACCAGCATGGACAAACCCGTGCGCGTCAAGCGCCAGCACACCAAGAACAAGCAACTTCCCTGCGTCAAGGTCGACGAGGCCATGGAATCGGCGCTTGTCGCCGCCTGCAACGCGCTCGACGTGTCGATGTCAGAGGGCGTCAGGCTGGCCATAGAGCATTGGCTAGCTGCGCAAAATGGCTGCCCAAAAGCGTCACCAAGTGCAATAGTTGCGTAGCCAAAGTGACGTTTTCGGTACGCCTTGCATAGAGCGTTCCACGTGAAACCCACGGTAAACCTAGACCTACGAGGTGTAGCCAAGGTGGCACCACTCATGCAATAGGTGTCTGGTATGAACTCGAACACGACGCAGACCACCCCGACCCAGACACGGCCGACCATCGCGATTTGCGCTTACTGCAAGTCGGCCATCAAGCACGCCTGCCTCATCATCGAAGTCGATGGCAAGGCAACGTGCAGCGAATTTTGCGCGCGCCACCTCACCGTCTACGGGAGCCGCTAACATGGCACTCACAATCGAAAGCGCGTTGATGGCCGCCAAGAATCGCGCCACCCACGTCGTCAGGCTGATCGAAGAAGCCGAAGTCAGCCACCGTCGTGGAGAACACGCGGACGCGGCAAGATTCGCCTGCACGGCGGTCAATGAATCGGCGTTACTAGAGAACGACCTCGGCGACCTGATGAACGCCATCGGATCAGCCTAGCCCCACCACACGCACGAGGAGACGCCATGACCAGTCACCAGACCTACTTCTGCGGCGCCTGCGGCAGACTCATCCCAGGCCCGACCGGCGCCCCCTGCCGGCATTGCCTCGGCACCCCGCCGGCGCGCCACCGCCCCGAGCGCGTCGACCTGCTGGTGGCGTTGCTCGTCGGCGTGGCGGTCGGCGCTTTCCTGCTTTGGCCGAGCATGTGCCGGGCGGACGGCAGTTCACCCACCGGAGCCGCGAAGGCCAGCGCCAGCATCGCGACGGCCGCGCGCCTGAGCGCCGAGTGCATGTCTCCGAAGGAGTGCGCGGTCGCTGACCAGATGCTGGTCGCGGCACGTGCTGAGCTGGCGGCGGCTCTCGTGCTGGCGGATACCGCACCGAGGCCGCGCCACGCGCGAGGTCCGAGCGACCCGTGGGAGCCGCGCGACGCCTGCGCGAATCCGTTTGAGACGGACTACGAGGAGCCGTTCGCGTCGGTGGACACAGTGCCAGCCGCCGTAGAGGCGCAAGCGGCGTTCGAGCTGGCGGCGGTACAGGATGACCTCGACGGGATCGTGCGGCCATGATGAAAGACTTCGACGAGTTCCGCTTCCAGGGCCGCGAGGTCCCCGAGCAAATGCGCTCCGGCATCACGCTCTACGTGGAGAAGCACATCGAGCCCGGCTCGTGCCTCATGGCCATTCTGGAGAACGACCTCAAGGAAGCGGTCGCACAGGCCGACGACGTCGTGATGTGGGCGCTGCCCGTGATCGTGGCGTACCTCTACAACGAGATTCCCGGCGGGGCCTGGGGGTCGAAATCGAAGGTGGCCGCGTGGCTGGACGCGAGGGAGGTGGAGGCATGACCCGCACCCCGCCCGGCTGCATCCGCCGCCCGACCGCGTGCCACGATTTGCCCGAGATGAGCACGGCCGACGAGCCAGAGCCGCCGCGCGAGAAAGCGTGGTGGGTCGACGACGGAACCGACGACGAGTTCACCGAGTACGAGGCCGACGGCGGCGACTGCGCGCCGTGGGCAGGGAGGGAACGATGACGAAAGGACGGCGAGCCGACCTGCTGCTTGAGGCGGCAAGTAATTGGCAATTCTCGGAGGTTGTTGAAAACGCTGAGACATTCAACTTTCCCGAAGAACTCTGGGATGAGTTCGACGACGTTGAAGGACAGGCGGGCTGGTTTCTCATGGCAAGCGCATGCCTCTCTGAAGTCGCCGCCCTTGGCTTCGACCTGGTGCAGGCGGACGGCAGCGAGGACGAGCCATGACCCCCGCCCGCTCTCTCTCTCCCCGCGACAAGCTACTGATCGTGTTGGGCTACACGGCCAGGCTCGCCCTCTTCAAGGTCAGTCACCACGGCTACGCCCCATGGGAGTGGGAAAGAATTGTACGAAGCGAATTTGAGTTTCTATCCGACGTGAGGGGGTTGGCAGACGAGAACAGGATAGGAGAAAAGGCGTGAAAGAAATTCCACTCAGCCAAGGCAAAGTGGCCCTCGTTGACGATGAGGACTACGGACCGTTGACCGTGTTCAAGTGGCGCGCGTATCGGTGCCGGAACACGTTTTATACGCAGCGGACAGTGACTCGGCCAGACGGAGGAGAGACGACAGAACGAATGCATCGCGTAGTACTCGCGCGCAAGCTCGGCCGTGTGCTCGTCAAAGGAGAGGAATGCGAGCACGAGAACGGCAACGGGCTCGACAATCGGAGCGACAACCTGCGCTCGGCGACGAAGTCGCAGAACCATCGGAACCGCCATCATCGCAAGGATAACCTCTCAAGCCAATACCTTGGGGTTTACCGGGACAATCGCTACAAGAGGTGGTGTGCGCAAATTCAAGTTCCAGGCAAACATGTCCACCTCGGCAGCTATGCAACTGAATTGGAGGCAGCCATCGCCCGAGAGTTGTACATCGCCGCTCATCCCGAGCTGATGGCTAGAAGCAACTTCGCAGAGGCGGCGAAGGCGCTGCCATGACGAAGCCGAGACTCTGGCCGCGCTGCTGGCATCGCGTCCCCGCCCGGGTGATGCGCGCGATCGGGCAGGACGCCCACCGTTGGGGGCACTCGAAAAGAAAGACCCAAGTGCAATGCGCGTCGGGGTTAGCGGGGCACGAGCTGTGGGCCGAGCTGATGATTGCCACTCAGGCTGTCTCGGACGACCCACGCGAGCGTGCGCGCGTCGGCGCCTCCATGCTGTACGGGCTAGCCGAGCTAGGGGACTACGTTGGAGAGATGTGCTGCCGCCGTCCGAGGTGCACGCGCGAGGCGTGGCCGACCTTCGACGGCGTGTGCTTCGAGCACGGGATGTTCCCCAGCGCGAAAGGTTGACCATGCCTCAACGACGAAAACAACCGAACGGATCGGCGATGAACCGGGCTCTAGACATCATGCGGGAGCGACGCCAGCCGGTAAGCGAGAACACCGACGAATATCGAGTCCACGATGCGGGCTACGCCGCGGCGATTGCCGACGTGGTGGCCAAGTTGCGTGCCGTCCTTTTTGCAGTGGCTGTTCTCACCCTCGCGCGTTCCGCCTACGCGCAGAACATCGACATCACGATTCGGGGCGACCCGTGGAAGGTGAGCCCGTCGGAGGCAAGGAAGCAGTACCTCCGAGGGCGCGAGGCCGACGAGATGATCCGCAAGGGCTACAAGTGCTTCCGCCTGCCCAGCGGCGCGTGTTCCTGGGAGAAGCTGGAGGACTTTGGGTTTTCCACGACGGCGAAGTGGGGGAAGTGCGAGCAATCGCGCGGCGCCGTGAAGGGTCGGATCTGTGAGCGCCAGACGTCCTACAGTGTCACACAGCACTGCGACTTTGAACGTCCGCTGGTCCTTTTAAGCGAGAAACTTCACGACGCACAGAGAGCGGCAGACGAAACCGCTAGTGGGGCTGTCGACTCGGCCATCATCAAGCTCATGGCAGTGTTCCGGAAGAAAGCCTTGGGCATCTTCAAGCGACTGACCTATGAACAGCGGGTGGTACTCGACCAAAACTTCGGGTACGTGATGGATCGAGCTTACCAGCTGGAGAGGGCGACCGACGAAGAGCGGCAGTCGCTAGTGATGAGTCGTGGGGCTGTGCGCGATCAAATCTGGAACAGCCTCGCCCAAAGAGTAACGAGTGAAGACCAGGACGCGGAAGCACCGGAGGCGGAGACGCCGGAGGAGCGGGTGGTGCGGAAGGCGCGGGAGGCGCGGGAGGCGGAGACGCCGATGGAGCGAATAGTGCGGGAGACGCGGGAGTTACGGGTATCGGCGGATCAAGCAAGTTGCGACCGACTAGCCGTAGGCGACTGGGGGCGGAGATTCCTCTCCTGCCTGCCTGAAGGAACGAAAGAAGTAAAATCGGTGGATAGCGCGGTGAATCCGGCGCCCATCCCGGATGCCGAGCAAGACCAGCGGGGCTTGACAAGACGATACAAGTAGCGCCACATATGGTGTTGTGGCAGACGAGCCATTGCCAGGCAAAGCCGAGGACAAGGCGCCAACGGCCCGCGAGCGCATGGCCAAGGGCTGGGCAAATCTACGCCCCGTCGCTCCCGGCGAGGTGAGGAACAAGCTCGGCATCAACGGCCGCGAAGGCGC